GAAGGCGTCAATACGGTTTGCGCAGTGGAATATGCATCAAGAAGCCACCCGCCAGAAAGGAACCGCAGATGAGTGACCTGATCGAAGCGATGGCGCGGGCGGTTCACGAACATCTGTGTCGCCGCGACATTATGCAATACCTCGACAACCCGGAAGATTGCGAAGGCCTCGCCACCGCAGCCCTCGCAGCACTGCGCGAGACGCACCACCTTGTCCCTCGCGCTACCGGGGATGATGGGGAGTTGGTTGAGCGGTTGCGCTACACATACGAGCATGGGATTTTCGTTGCCGCAGAGAACGGTATGCTGGCTGGAGCGGATGAAGCCGCCGACCGCATCGAAGCCCTGAGTGCGGAGGTGGAGCGGTTGAAGGCGGATGGGCGGCTGCTGATAAACGACTGCGACTGTATTGGGATGAAAAGCCCGATGCTTGAAAACTTTCGCCAAGCACTAGGAGCCAAGCCATGACCGACCCGGTGGAGATTGCGGCCAACAAAGCGGCGATTGACTGGATTATCGCCACAGCGATGGTCAACGGCGTTTTACCAAGTCGCCGTGAAATAACAGCCGCCAACCGCAGATACGCTGCCGTCCGCGCTGTTTTGCAGGAGAAGGGTTGATGGGAGCGCATCTGAAAACGACTGGGATTATAGGATTTATGGGATTGCTTGGCTGGATTGGCAGCCGCACCCCTGATTGGGCATGGCTATACCTCGCCTGCGCATTCTATTTTGCGGCGGTCTATGCTGGCATTTACCTGATGGTGAAGCGCCCGTGACCCCCGCACTGCGCCACTGGATATGGACCAACTTTGGTTGGGACGTTTACGATTGGGATGATGGGGAGTTGAGGTTTTGACCGAAGAGGAATTGATCCACTACTTGGGCAAGCGCATACTCGACGATGCCGATAAACTGCGATTGTTCACGCCCGAATGTTTTGCCCGGTTTCCACTTGAGTGGAACGGGGCCGAATATGAAATTCGTATATCACTAAAGAGGGAAGAGGAAGATGATTGAGCTACTCATTGCCGCTTGCGTAGGTATAGGAATGACCGTGTTCTTCTACGCCATCCACTGTGTTCGAGAGGCGATCATTCGCGGCGTCGAAGACCTAGATGATACTGATTGGATGCGATGACACACCAAGACATCTTTGACCTAGATGCGGCGCAGGCTCTAGTCCGCGACCGCATTCGGGAAGCCATCGACACAAGCGGCCTGGCCTCACACGAGGTGGCGAAAGTGTCAGAGTATTCCGCCGCGCACATTCGCCGTCTTCGTAATGGCCAGGGCACAAACCCCACCATCGCCGGGCTGTGGACACTGGCCAAAGTTCTCGGAGTAAATCCGCATTGGCTACTGGGCGCTCCTTACGTGACGAAATACCAAGACATTATGAACCCACAGGAAAGGAAATCCGTGTTAATCGCAGAGGTTATCGACGAAGCTAGTCGGTTGTTCCACGTACATAAGCGCGACATCACCGGACCATATCGGTATAACTTTCTGATGCCGGCGCGGTTTGCGTTGTTTAGGGCATTCCGTGAACGAGGGTTGTCTTATCCACATATCGGTCGCATCATGAATCGTGACCACTCCACGGTTATGTACGGCGTCGAGCGGGCAGGGTACATGATGGAGCGTGACGCGGATTACGCGGACAAGGTTAACCGGCTGATTGAGTTCCAGCCGCAGAGCGAGGAGTTAGAAGATGGGTGAGATCGCACACGCCTCATTCGGCGCGTCCAATGCCAAGCGGCGCATGGCCTGCCCCGGCAGTCTCAACGCCGAAGCAAAGTTCCCGGACACGTCAAGCCCGTTCGCGGAACTTGGCACAGCGGCGCACGAACTGGGTGAGTATTGTCTGGAGAACGACATCGATGACGTGTTCACGATGCTCGGCCGCACGTTCAACGATCACCCAGTCGATGACAACATGGCTTCCGCCGTGCGTATCTACGTAGACTACGTGCGTTCTATCGCGGAAGAAGAAGCGCCTGCGCTGCTGAAGCTGGAGCAGCGCTTCAGTCTTGAGGCACTAGACCCGCCGATGCCAATGTTCGGCACCAGCGACTGTACGATCTATGGCAAGACGAGCGGCAACCTCTGGGTGATCGACTACAAGCACGGCCAGGGCGTAGCCGTAGACGCGGAAGACAATCCGCAACTTAAGTACTACGCACTGGGCGCTGTGCTGAAGATCGGCGACCGCGCCCCGATCAACGCGATCCACACCGCCATTGTCCAGCCTCGCGCTCCGCACGTTCTCGGTTCGATCCGGACGCACAGCTATACGAAGGACGAAATCCTTGACTTCGGCACTGACCTTATTGACGCAGCGCACGCGGCCATGAAGCCCGACGCGCCGCTGATTGCCGGCGACCACTGTAAGTTCTGCAAAGCGTCGGGCACTTGCTCGGCGCTGCGCAGCAACGCGCTGGCTGTCGCGCAAGATGAGTTCGGCGTGGTCCGTGGTATCGAAGACCTGACGCCGGAAGAAGTTGCAAATTACATGGATAAGATTCCGCTGCTTGAGGAGTGGATCAAGTCCATCCGTCGCCACGCCCACACTATGCTTGAGACTGGGCAGACACTGCCTGGCTTTAAACTTGTGGAAAAGCGTCCTACTCGTCGTTGGAAAAACGAAGAGGAACTGCTTGCATGGGCGACGACGGAAGGTCTCGAAGACGACGACATCTACGAAAAGAAGTTGAAGTCGCCTTCGCAGATCGAGCGCGTTGTTGGGAAGAAGAACCTCCCCGGCACGCTCGTTATGTCGGTATCAACTGGGGTCTCGATGGTCCCTGATAGCGACAACCGCCCGCCAGCCGCGCTCCTTGCGGCTGACGAATTTGACGTGACTGAGTAAAAGAGAGACTACGTTATGACCAAAGTTATTACACCCGAAGCCGTTATCAGCTATCCGCACATCTTCGAACCGCAGACACCGCCGGGAGCGACAGAGCCGGTGTACTCCTGCTCTCTGGTGTTTCCCGACGGGACCGACATCACCGAACTCAAAGCCGCAGCCCTCGCCGTTGGCAAAGAAAAGTGGGGCGACAAGTTCAAAGCTCTGCTCCAGTCCGGAAAAATTCGTATGCCGTTCCGCGAAGACGGTGTCGAGAAGGGCTATCCTGAAGGTGCGGTCTTCATGAACGTTAAGTCGAAGCAGGCGCCGCAGGTCGTTTCGAAGTTCGCTGGCCCCGACGGTAAGCCGGCTGCGATCTCTGATCCTAAAGAGATTTACCCTGGCGCCAAGGTCCGCGCTTCGCTGCGCGCATACGCTTACAGCGTGAATGGCAACAACGGCGTGGCGTTTTCGCTGGGCAACATCCAGAAGACGGATGACGGGCCGCGCATGGACGGTCGCCTCTCGGCCGCGGATGAGTTCTCGGCTGAAGCTCGTCCGTCCGCAGACATTTCGGACCTTGACGATCTGATCTAAGTCTGATTCTATACGCGCGTCAGTTGAGTGACGCACAGAAAAGCCGGGGGTTTGGAAGTCGCCCCCGGCTTTTTTTATAGGGGCGGTAGGTCCGGGCTACCGGGCGCTTGCTTCGGCACGTTAAAGCCGCCCCTATTATTATCGAGACGGCACACTTGTTGGAGAGGACGGTCAGCACCGTTATCAATCGATCCGGCAGGCCGTCTCGATTTTAATCTAGCACCTCAGAGATCATCTGTGCTTTCTTAGCAAGTGCCCGTGCAACGATTTCGTCGCAGGAATTTGCCAAGCCAAACGACCGCACGATCACTGGCTTAGACTGGCCGATGCGGTGGCAGCGCTTCGATGCCTGAGCATTCGTAGCCGGCACCCAGTCCATCTCCACGAAGACAACTTGGTTTGCGGCTGTAAGCGTGATCGCGGTCGAACACGCCGTGATCTGGCCGATGAAGACGCGGCATGACGGATCGCTTTGGAACTTGTCGATCTCGGCCTGGCGTTCGGCTGTGCCGATGCCGCCCACCACGTAGGCTGGATTAAACTCCGCCAGTTCTTCGCGCAATGCTTCGAGCGCAGCGCGGTGGTAGGCGAACACCACCACCTTGTCGTAGGCGTGATCCTTCAACTCGGCCGACAACTGCGCGGCGACCGGCTTCGCCTTGGCCAGAGCCGTCAAGCGCCGCATCGACGCCATGCTAGATACAATCGAATCGAGTTTGCCAGATACATCCTCTTGCGTGATGGCGCTTTGCAGGATAAGCTCGACGGCTTGGCGCTCTTCCGGGCTTTCGATGTGGGCCATGTCATCCCAGCCGCTGACCTCGACCACAGTGTCCTGCCACCAGAGCGGCGGCAACTCGGTCAGAACTTTGTCAGCTTTGCGGCGGAGCATGATCGACTGAAGGATGGACTTGAACTCGCCCATTCGTTCAGCTTTGTTGCCCAAAACCTTAATGCCGAACTGCCCGTTCCAGGTCTTACAGAAATATAGAGTATAGTCTACGAAGTTTAGCGGATAGTTCCATATCGCTTTAAGATGAGTCCAGAAGTCAGAGACATCATTAGGAATGGGAGTGCCACTAAGAAGCCAAACGCGGTCGCTAAAACGAATAAGACCGTCGCCACGACAGTACTGACCATATAGATACTTTGTGCGCTTCGCTTGACGATTCTTAAGATAGTGCGCTTCGTCGAGGACAATAACGTCTGGCTCCAGTTTGGCGATCTCATTACGCGCCTCCTTCGATTGCGTTAGTTTGTCGTAACTATAGATGAGAACTTCGCGTTCGACTTTGCCCCAGCGTTCGAACTCGCGGCGCCAGTTAATCTTGGCGATGGCCGGGCAGACTACAGCGACTTTCTTGAGGCCAAGCTGATCGCACGCGGCGATGACTTGGATTGTCTTGCCCAGCCCCTGCTCATCGGCCAGGAAGGCTGCGGGGTTTTCTGCGAGGAACTTTGCCCCCGTCTTCTGATACTCGAATAGGTGATCCATTCTCCAGCCTCTCTGCGGCGTAGCAAGCAATCAGCGCAGCATCCGCCCGGCCATCGTCCTTCTTCCTCGCAAAGAGATGGGCTTGATCGGGGAAAAGTTCTTGCGCTCTTGCTCGGCTTCCGTCCTTTCCGCCAAACAATCGCATAGCTTTAGTCCACGTCTGCGGCGGGATCAAGGTGAAAGGAATATCGAGCGCGGCTAGGACGCCTTCGAGAACGCCGGCTGCGCGGCCAAAGCTGAAAGTTGAGACAACCCCTTGGTTTGGCATAGAATGTACCCGCTCAACGGCGGCTGTGCATTCTCCGGCATACGGCCGGAGTGCATGAGAAAGGGCCACGGCGTCAACCTGATTGACGGTTCGTGGCCCTCGCTTAACCTTAGTAGTGGGCATGTCGATCACGACAATCGAACGGTCGTCCGTGTCGAGAATAACTAAAGCGCCAGAAGCGCCGGGGTCTACGCCCATAATTTTCATGGGCCGAATAGTAGACGCTTAGAACTTAGTACGCAAGTGACTACGTGGCCCCAGTTTCTTACGGTGGCGAAGACCAACTGGCTTACTACGCCGCTTGGCTTTTGGTAGCGGACGCCACGCACCCTTTACTACAGTCTTAGCCATTACTGTCCTTCACTCATACGGGTTGCACCGATAGCGGCACCGGCAGAGGCAACTCCGGCGGTGAACTGCTGGATAAGCTCGGCCTTCTTACTACCCGAAGCCTGGCTGATACGAAGCAGAAGATCGCGCGCGAGCTTGCTTTCGTAGAATCGCTTCATTGCGCCGAAGCCGGCAGACATTGCAACGCCCTGACCAAACGACATACCAAGAAGTGTTCCAAGTCCGCCAAAACCGCCCATCGTCGCGACAGGCATAAGCTGTTCGCCAGTGCGCGGCAGGAACTGCGCCGACTGTGCGCGGCTAGTAGCGCGCAGGACTTCCGCCAGACCCTTGACGCGGCGCATATCGGAAGCACCGAAGAACTGCGAGAAGTTGTCGGACAGACCCATGACTTCACGAGCAAAACGGCTCGGATCGATGTCACCAGTTTCCGTATTCATGGCGCGCTTTGCGGCGTTTTGAATAAGAAGCAGGCGGGCGCTCTCGCGGCCATCCTTGTTCAAGTTAGTGAACAGCGTGCGAACTTCGGTCGGCTTGCTGCTGGTTAGCATCTTCGTCACTAGCGTCGGATCGAATTCACCCTTATTTAGCACGTTCTTGAGGCTACCGACACGAAGTTCATCCGCAGTGCGGGCCAACTTAGTGTTAGCCGCCTTCCACAGATTAAAGTCCTTAGCCGTGCCGTTGGCCTTGATGTAGTCGCCCATGTCGTCGTTGAGGGCGGAATAAACCTGCTGGAATGCCTTCTCAGACTTATCCGAGATCGACGCAAGGTTAGGGTCGCCTTTAAGGTTAAAAAGCGTTTTACGATTAGCTTCGATTTTGGCGAGATCGCCTGGGCCGGTAAGGCTGTTGCGGACATCCTCAAGCTGACGGATCAGCGGACCAAGCTGCTGCGGAAGGTTTTCCGCACGCAAATCGTTCAGCAGGCCATCGATGGCCGAGATCGACTTCGTAGCCGGAACATCGCCGCGTCCAGCAAACTGCTGGATAATGTTCTTCTTCATACCGCTGTAGCGATTGATTGTATCGGAACGACTCTGAGTAAGATTACTCACAACTTCTGAGGCAATGTCGCGGTCCGCCGAAACGCCGTATTCTGCGAGAAGGTCTTCCACGGCGGTCTGACGTGCGACCTGTTGTTCACGGCGCATACCAGCCGTGCCGAGCGGCATGACTTCCCCAGCCGACTGCATAAGCTGCGCAGCGCGAGTTTGCGGCGGCATAACGTCGCTGGTCATGACCGGAATATTGGCTTGTTGCCCGGCTGCGATAATTTGCTCCGGAGAAATCTGTTGGCCAGCAAAACGGCCCGGAGTAGGAACGGCCGAACGCGGAGCGCCAGTAAACGTACCTGGTCCACCCGGCATAAAACGATTAGCCAACGCGCCACCGGCAAGCCCGGCAATTCCGCCGGTCAATGCGCCCTGCAAGCGATTATCGGGACCGGCTTCGCCAGCACCATACAACGCACCGTAAGCCGCCTCGCCGATGAGCGGCGCGGCCCCGGCCAAGCGTGTCCCGGCCAAGATGCCTTGCGCACCACGAATAGCCGGAATAGTAGCTAGTGCGCCGCCAGTCAATTCACCAACCAACGACGAACCCGGAGCCGTTTCACGAAGATACTCCTTCGTGGCCTCATCCATTGCAAATCCGGCAGTGAGCGCATTTGCCGCTCCGCCGAACAAACCAGCAGCCATCTGGCCCGGAGTGGTTTTCAGAACAGAGCCAAGCAAGCCCTGCGCAGTCGAAGTTTCTCCAGTCGGTTCCGCGATAAACTGCACCGGACCCCGTTCCGTGGCGGCTTTGCGGACGGTGTCGAGGTACGCAGGGTCGATTTGGCGATTGTAGCGCTGACCGATGCCAACCAATTCCTGAAGGATTTGATCCGGAGTTTTTCCGGCGCTGATAGCTGCGTTATACGCGGCCTGCATTTCGCTTTGTATAGCTCGGTCTTGTTCCGTCAACTGTGCCGCGCCTGCCGTGGCCGGGGCGATACGACCCGGAGCGGCACCTGCTTCAGTAACTACGGCGCGGGCCGGGGCCAGCGACGGTGCCAGAGTGACGCCCTGTTTGTCCGGATCGCCACCCGCGTCAGCAATAAGGCCGCGATAGGTGTTGGCGAAGGTGTTGTATGCCTGCGAACGAGCGCCGTAGATATTGAGTGCAGTATTCGCCATGTCGGTGCGCTGTTCGGGCGAAAGACGCTGACCGCTGGCAAGACGGTTGTAGGCATTACGAATTTGTTCAGGAACGCCCGCGGCGTTTTGGGCAGTAGCCTGTTCGCCTTCACGAACCACCGAACCCGGATCAAGCGCCTTCATGTAGGAGAAGATTAGGCCGATATCGCCCATCGCCGTGCCTTCGCTCTGCGCAAGTGTGATGATTTGGCGAGTGGCGTTAGCGACGTTACGGAAGTCCTTTACCTCCTGATTGCCGAGAAACTCCTTGCGGTAGTCTCCAATAAGACTGCGGGCGGATGCTCCAATATCGCGCCCTTCACGACGGGCTTCGCGGGCCGCAGCCTCTCGCGCACGCTGCTCCTCTGCTGCCCTACGCGCCCGCTCTTCGGCCGCGCCAGGAGCTTCTACAAACGCACTACCGCCGGTCGAAGCCGTAGGGGCATACTTAGCAAAAGGATTCTCGGCCATATTATATTCCAATCACAACGTGCCAGTGAGGGCCAGTAGCGTACCGCGAAGGGTTCGTCACTTCGTCTCTTGCTTCAATTACTCTATATCCGGCGTTGCGGATAGACTGGACATACTGGTTAAATGTCATGCCGGGTATAGGAGCGACATCAACCGCACCACGGCTGGTGGCATGGTATGACCGAGGATTGGCCTTGGAAAGCGGATGACTAGGACCGCGATAAGCCGACGTGATGCGGGCATTGGGGAAGAGATTTCGGATTACCGATCTACCGTCCGCGAAACCCGCCGGTAGCGTTGCCGCTACCGCCTCCCAGATACTGCGTAGCTGTTCCTTTGCCGAAGATGCTCTCGAACTGCTCTACTGTCCCGCGTCCGGCTCGAAGATCGTCAATTGCCTGCTGCGGAATGGTCTGTGCGGCTGGTCGTTGACCGCCCCCGCCGAGAACAACGTCTGCGGCCTGAACATATGTCGTTCCGGCTGGCCCAGTCACCGAAATAACTCCTTGCGATGAAGCAACGTTACGGAGAATGCGCTGACCATCGGGCGACGCTGGGTCGATACCAGCAGCGCGGAGTTTCTTTTCGGCGTCGGTCTCCTCGCGGCCCTTCTGACGTTCGATCATGTACTTGCCGAGTTGTTCGTCACTAAGAAGGGCAACCATATTGCGCTCGTTTTCTGGGAGCGTCTGTAGGAAGGCTTTTTTTGTAGTTTCGTTGGCCTTCATGCGCTCAACAGCCACCTGCGTTTCAAGCTGGCCGAGTTGCTGCTTACGGATATTGGCCATGACTTCCTGTGGCGTAACGCGCGATCCACGAGTAACTGACCCCAACAGGGCGCTAAGTGCCAGCAGTTTATCGCCGCTCGAAAGAGTATCAGAAATGTTCCCGCCAGACATCGCACGGATAAGTTTATCGTAAGTGCTTTCCGGTCCCATCGTAGCGGCGGCTGGAGCCGCAGCGGTACGCTGCGAAAGGAGCATATTCGTCGAATCAAATCCGGGGAACGTAACTGTTCTAGTGCGAGGATCGTAAGCCATGCCGCGTTCCTACTTAAAAGAAGCCAAGGTTCTTGAGGCCACCAAGGACGCCAGCGACGTTGCTGGCAGTGCCAAGGAAACCCTGGCCCGGCGTGGTCGTCGAACTGGTCGAAGACGTAACGGCCGGGAGACCGCTGAGACCCGACTGAAGAATGCGAAGCTGCTCGACCGGATAGCCGCGCTGCGCAAGGAAGTCCTGGTAGGCCACGTCGAGGTTCTGCTGCGCCATGCCACGTTGAGCCTGACCGGCGCCTCCGAGCATCGCCGCACGAGCCTGCTCCTGCTGAAGCGCTTGATTGCCGTAGCCGGCGAGAGCCGCGGCGCCGGCAAGCTGCTGACCCGGAAGACCCATCGCCATCTGCGCCGCCTGACCGTAGCCTTGGCTATACAGGTTGGCCAATGTCTCGGCCATGTTGCGCTCTTGTTCGCCTGCAAGCTGGGCTTCGTAGACACCGCGACGCTCATTGCCGAACGCACGCGAAGCCGCAAGCTGCGCCTTGGTAGCAGCGTCGCGCTCCGCGCGGGCCTGTGACAGACGAGCCATTGTGGCATCGATGACGTTCTGCTGGTACGGGTTCATGAAACCCTGAACGTTCTGCTGGAACTGCTGCGGCGAGAACATCGCCGCCTGCTGTGCCACTTGAGTAGCTTGCGCCAGTTCCGGTGCGCCGACCCGGCCGGTTGCGGCCTGCTGCGCCATCTCGAACGCCTGCTGCTCGGCTGGGCGGAAACCTGCAACGCGCGGTCCGCTATAGGGCTGATACGGCAAAGAAGCGACCTGCTGGGCCGCCATCATATTGCGCGTCAACGCTTCCTTAATGAACGGGTCCAGCGTATTCTGCTGGGTTGTCGTTGCAGTTTGACCGCCTTTAGACATACTTAAAGTTCCTTAATCACCGTAGTGCAGAGGTGTTTCGCGCCACGGCTTTCTAAAACCCTCATCCATCCCTTCCTGCCCGAAACTGAAAGAGATGTACACCCGACTACCTTAGCATAGATTTCAATGGAATCCCACATCTCAAGTAACTCTTCCATTTTCCCGCCGGCGAGAAAAATATGGAAGACTTTCTTTTTCGGATAAACGTAAATTTCGGTAACGACGGCACTGTTCTTCCCCGGCCAAAATTCAAAACGTCCCGCCTCTATTCCGTCCCAGACATCCTCTATGTCGTGAGTTCCGTTCGAGTAAACCAACGCGTTCTCCAGCCACTTAGCGCATCGGTCGAATTCCGCACGGAGTTGCATCACGGTTGTGCTTCTGTCACGGTCAGAATAGCTGACGGCACAGCCGGCCGGGCGAATGTGGCTGTCCCTGCCGTGCCAGTTTGCGCGGCCGTGGCTGTGATCTGGATGTTTGTGTCTTCGACGGCGAACATAAGTTGAAAGTAATCGTTCGGGTTCAGATACAGAACCCAGTTCCAAGACGGAACGAGCATAGTGTTCGAGCCGGCTAGGCTGATTTCGCCGTTGGAGTTGGCTACGTCTGCGCCGTTCAGTCGCGGCCAAATCCAAATCTTCTTGTTGCTTGCGCTGCCACTGGACAACTGCAACGAGAACTGGAAATTGAAGTGCCCCTTGCGCGAAGCCACAATGCGCGACGTTGGCGATCCACGCGAGAAACCATCCGCCGCGTCTGTCGTGTTAAACGTGATCGCTTGCGGCGTGTAGATGGCCCCGGCCGCCTGCGTTGTCGTGTCAGAGAACACGCCGTACTTACTGACCACCGCGCCTTCGAGCGAATCAACGTCTGGCACGATCAGTTTGGCCGGGCCGTAAATGCCGACATCCTGCCCCTTAGTATACGTCTGCTGGGCGAACGTCTCTAGTATACGATTGCGCTGCGCTTCGTGCAGCGGATCATAGATTCGAGGTGGCGAAGGGAGTTTCATCGGCGCCCGCCAGCAATTGCTTCAAGCCGCATCGTCCCAACGCGCCAGTCAGTGTTATCCTGGGCGATAATCTTCATCTTGACCTGGCGTCCGTTAAAGCGAACACTTGTTGGGTTGGCCATGCTGTACGGCCCGTGCGTCCAGACTGGCGCATTCGGATAGTACTTTGTCGAGAACGATACAGTGACTTGGCCCTGAGTGCGTTCGTCGGGGATCAGTTCGTTGACGTAAAACACGCGGTCACCATTGCCAACTTGCACCGGCCCGGATTCTAGATATACTTCCGCGCCGCCGTGGTTCACCCCGACTTCGTGGTCGTAGATATATCCGTCTGGCGTGACGTACAGCGGATTGGCGAACTGACCCCGATCAGTGCCCGCTGCGCGTGCGAGCGTTCCGATGGTCCAGTAGTTTTGGGCGTAGTCCCACACAACATAGCGGTCGTTCTCCATCGAGCTAGACGACGGATAGAACCACCACACTTCATTGAACTGTGAGTTGTTGACAGCGTAGACTTTACTGATCTGCGCCTGGTTGATGTCGCTGAACACGTAATCCGACACTTCGCACGGCACCGACTTTACGTAACCGTCGTACATGAAGAAGCCGCGCGTGCCCATCCAGACAGCGAAGTTGTCCTGCACAGCGATAGCGTTCGGCCCGGCAAGGCCGCAAGCACGACCGGCGTATTCCGAAGTGTAGACAAACGGCTGGCCGGTATAGGTGACGATGTGCGCGTCCATGTCCGTCAAGATCAAGTTCTGACCACGAACGCGCTTACCCGTAACGATCCGCCCCCCAGTCTGAAGGATAAGACTGCCGGCGTTGTTTGTGCTGGACGGAGTCCACACGGTGTTGTCTTCGAGATCAGACCACTGAACTTTACGCGGGTTACCGCCCGCACCGAGCGCCATCATTGAGCGTTCGTTCGTCACGAGAACCGCGGTATTCGAAGTCGGCGCGTTTGTTACCGCAGCGGCCTTGGTTGGCGTGGTCGCGTCAAGTTGCCACTGGTAAATCTTGCCATCGTAGTTCGAGCAAGCGACCAGGTACTCGCCCCAAGTATCCATCGTCCAGGTTGTTGCAGGCGTTGTCGAGCCGACATCGGGACGCGGTGTACCGTAGAAACCACGACCATAGAGACCGACAGAATAACCCCCGCCGACAGTCGCGTCGGCGTTGCCCGGCGTGAAGCCGGTTGGCGTGATGTCTACGACAACGCTCGACTGCGTAACAGCGTACAGTTTCGAGTGCGTGCCGACGCCAATCCAACGGGTATTGCTGTTATCACGCCACGTAATCATGCCACGCGGCTTGCCACTCATTTGCGTCGTGGTGCGCTGCTGCCATCCGCCAATCGGCCGGATCATTCCTTCTACCCAGCGGACGAAGCTCGCGTCGTACCACCGGCCGGAAGCATCAAGCTCGGTGCCGTTGCGGTAAATGCCCGGTGGTAGTTTGATCGGAAGAAGGGCCATGTTTGCGTCCGTAGTTAACCGTTCACCGTATATCAGTTTTTAGCAGACTTTGCATCTACCGGACAATCGTGTTCGCAAACGCAGACATAGCGGCTATTATGGGCCTCGATCTCCGCAATAGTTTCGGCGGTGTCCTTCAGACTATCGTAGCTGATTGGCTTGGTGATCTTACAGTAGTCACTGACTACGGCGGGCGCGGTCGAATCTAGAACGCAACCGCTCGTCGCGAACAGGATCGGGAGTAGCCACAGCTTGTTCGGCTTGTTCTTCACGGCGCATCACCTCCTGTAAATCGGCCTCGCGCTGCTGCGCCTTTCCGGCGTCAAGCAACTGCCGGTCGGCAAACAGGCGCCCAACCGCCTGAAGCAAACCGAACAGTTGCTTGAGTAACTGGATCACTTGACGCCGTTACGCACAAATGCGGCGAGAAGCGCGGTGAAGACCAGGTTGGCGGTCTGCATGAGATCGGCGTCGCCAACGAGGTACGCGCTAACGGCGGTGAGAACGGCAACGCCGGCCGTGATATAAGTCTTGTAGCCTGCAAACATCTTATTACTCCTTGCTTTGTAGTGCGGTCCGTCTAAAATGACAACATGACACACCGCACATGTTTTCGTTGTGATCGTTTGCTAGAAGCAACACCGGAAAATTTTCATCGCGAAAAGAGCCGCCCGCTAGGCTTATCATATGAATGTAAGGAATGCCATAGGGCGCGGAAAAAGGGCCGAGACCGGCGCAAAGAACGCTGGGGTGCGTTGACGCCTGAACAAAAAGAATTGCGTAAAGCTCGTATGGCGCGCTGGGGCCGAACGCAACGCGGCCGGGCTACGTATTTGCGTAAAGCGTACCAGCGCGTCGATGATTGCGATTTGACGGCCGAAGAAATCCATGCGTATATCGTACAGCCTTGCGTTTATTGCGGAACAACAACCGAAAATCGCGGGTTGGATCGCATAGATAACGACCTACCTCACACCAAAGGTAATGTGCAGACCGCGTGCGGTGACTGCAACATTATGCGCGGCAATCGTTTTACCGTTGAAGAGATGAAACTCATTGGGAGGACCGTTGCGCAGATACGGGCGGCTAGGGATAGTTTGCGCGGGGCAACTCAAAATGCGGGCCGTCGGGAAACGACCGGCTCAGAACCTTTGCTGTGATCGGTCCCTGAATGGCGGTCAGCAGTTTCCACGTGCCGCCCCAGCGAATGGGGACGTTTTCGCTGACGGACGCAGACCGAACGGCTTCTGCTAGTTTGAGATACAAACCCCAGTCCCAGCGAACAGACCCTCCCACCAGGGCACCCAGATCGACGGCGTGGCCAGTCAAGTGGCGCGAGTTCATGGTCTTGGTCGCGCCGTTGGCCATGAGTTGCTGCTGGCGTGTGGCGGTGCGCAGCCCTTCGAGTACAGTAAAATCAACTTCGGTAAGCTGAATAGCACGCTCGACAACACGGACGAGATCGGGGTGTACGCCCTTCAGTCGCTCCTTAGAACGCGCTCCTAGAGCAAAGGACATATTAGGCTCCAACCTTAATTTTAAACGCAGTCCAGATGATACCCACGGCGACGATCACACCAGATAACCACTTAATAAAACCGACGACACCGGACGCAGTCTTCCAGGCGTCAACCAGTCCGGCGACTTCTTTTGAAAGTGTGTCTACCTTGTCGGTCAGATCGATAAGTTCTTTTTGCAAGATAGCGATCTCTACTTCGTGGTGTACTTCAGACATAAGGTATACCTAGACAAAAAGCGCGACGGCCGTAACCGCGCAGATTGGCAAAAATACATCGGCTAGTGATTTAATATTCCAAACACGCCCCTGAAGCCCGCCATGCCACGGCATATTGGCGCGAATGCCCAAGCCGTACCGCTCGATCCAGCGATACTCAGCTTGGGCATGTTCGCGGCCAATGAAGAGTCCAACGCCCAAAGCTGCGCCGGCCCACCAGTTTCCGGTGGATAGGCCGATAGCGGCCTGCATAAGCAAGGCTAGGGCGCCGTGCAGCATTAGGCGGCAGCCCAAGGCAGCGTCGGACTCACGACCGGCGGGTTGGCCTGATCGGCGATCTGCTTGGCCAAGTTGGCTTCGAGGGCATCGACCTGCTCTTCGCCCATGGCGTCCTGCACCCAGCCGATAACCTGCTCTTCGGTCAGGTCGGCGAAAGACACGAAGTCTGCATCCGGGTCCAGCGTCAGGCCAATCGAACCGTAGGCACCAGCGGCGTAGGTGCCGTCGGTAGCGTCAAGTCGCCAGTGGACGGCAAAGACCACATCGGCCTCGCCTTCGTATTCGGGGTAGCAGTCCATCTGCTGGACAGCCCAAGTGTTGGTAATAGCCATAGTCAGTTTCCTTCGAGTTGCGCCACGCGGGCACGGAGAGATTGGAGTTCCTTAACGAGCATCGGGACGAGCTTGGAGTAGTCTACGCCCATCATTTCTTCCGGGTCGCTCGATGCGCTAACAGCCTCCGGTGCGACATCGACCAGTTCCTGAGCGACGAAGCCGTAGCGCTGATGAAAACCAGTTTCCTTCCAGTCAAACTTACGGACTTGGATCGCGTCGATTAGGGCCGAAGCATCGTCTGCATCGGTGATGTTCTCCTTGAGGCGGATGTCCGAGGTAGTGTTATACTCAACGCTCGTGCCGTTCCAACGCACACCGCCACGGAAGGTGGCAGCAGTGCGAATTGGCAGAACATAAACCGCCGTCCCCGCCGCCCCTGCGGTATTCGCGTCAACGTAGATAACATCGGCTGCATTGGCAGTAGTGACATTAAACCTTGCCCCGGCAGCGCTCGTTGCTCCGATCACGACGTTACCGCTGCTGTCGATACGCATGCGCTCGGTGCCGCCGAGACCGAAAGCCAAAAGATCGTTACCGAACGTACCTGCTTCAATATACGCACGGGGGGTAGCTGGGTCGAAGGCGAACTGGATGACCGCCGTGTTCGGAGAACCTCCCGTGCCGGAGTTGTCAAGGTTCTGGATAAGCAACCCAGTTTTTGCCGATTGTGCCGCACCGGGCGTGGCGGTCAACGCCACGTGTAGGCGGCGCTGAGGGTTGCTCGTCCCAATCCCGACGTTACCGCTGGCGTTAATCCGCATCCGCTCGCCATCTGCGCCGCTGAAGACGTAGCCGGTGAACGTGGACTGGTTGCCGTAGAAATAGAAAAAGCCGTCGCTACCATTACGCCCGATGTCGTAGTTGAACAAGCTGCCCGCGCCGAGACGCATCTGGTAGTTGTTGTTATCTACAACTTGGAACGTCTGGCCCGGCGAAGTCGTGCCGATGCCGACCAGACCCGTATTGGTGATCCGCATCCGCTCGGTGTCGTTGGTAAGTAGTGCATATGGGTGATTAGAGGCGGAACCCGTATAGGCCACGCCGCTAAGACAGTAACCAACACGTTGGTTTACAGTCCCATTAGTCGCACCAATCTGCACTCCCGAAGCGGAGATTACGTAGAGCCGCTCACCCGGACTGGCAGTCCCAATCCCGACATTCCCGCTGCTGTCGATACGCATGCGCTCGGAGCCACCAGCGTAGAACTCCATACCATACACGTTGAACGCCGAAGACGATCCGCGCAGGGCTATGGCAGCACCCGCCGTGTTGAAAGCGGTCCCCCCGCTGAGAGAAAGGCCGCTGTTATCGACCCGCTGGTAAAGTCCCGTGGCGCGGATATCGGTAGAGACTTCCAACGGCACCGCTGGCGCTGTCACCCCAATTCCGACATTACCCGTCCCCGTGATCCGCACGCGCTCAGTCAGCGCGCTACCCGTGCTACCGTTGCTAAACGTGATCGCCCCGGTGGTACGGGTAAATGCCATGGCCCCTGTGGCCTCACCCGTCAGGGCAGAGCCAAACCGCATGGTGGACGCAGCGCCCGCCTCAACATCGAAACGGAAGCCGTCCTGTGTGTTGATCTGAAGCTTTGCACCGGGCGTAGCCGTCCCGATACCTAGACGGTCGTTGCTGTTGTCCCAGAACAGGTTGGCGTTGTCCTGCGTGTAGACGCCCGAAGCACCGGCGAAGACGACCGAACCGGCAGTGAAGGCAGTCGTGGTGCCAGTACCGCCGTAAGTAACGCCAATCGTTCCGACATCGCCCGAACCAAGAAGAGTATTACCGCCGACAGTCTTGATGTTCGTGCCGCTAACTAGAGTGGCTTGTTTGCTGTTAATCTGCGTCTGGATCGACGAACTAACGCCGTCGAGATAGCCGAGTTCAGTAGGCGACAGAGTAGCGCCATTGGCCGAGACGTTGCCGGCGACAGTCAGAACCTTGCCAGAACCAACGTTCAGACCAACGCTCGTACCCGTACCATCCGCCTTAAAAACCGCATCGACAAGGTCGAGATCGGTGTTGAGCTTAGTGCCCCAGGTATCAGCGCTGGCGCCAACTTCCGGTTTCGTAAGTCCAAGGTTCGTCGTGGTAGTATCAGCCATAATTTACCTCACGCAGCCAATGAGTCTGGAAATACTCGCGGCGTCCAAGTTTCGCTTGTATCAGAAAGCGGAGTCCAAGTCTCGCTTGATGTTTCTTGCGGCGTCCAAGAAATAGCAGTATCTTCTTGAGTAGTCCATGTCTCGGATGTCGTTTCTTGTGGCGCCCAGGTCTCCGGTGTTACCGGCTGCGGCTCCCACTTCTCAACCGCAGTTACCGCTACGCTCGATTGCGCATTTGCGGTGACGATCCCACGCTGGATGCGGTTGGCAGTTACTTGCGCAGACGATTGAGCGTTAGCCGTAATCTTTACAAGGAACACGCCTTGCAGCGAACAACTAACCGAAGCCGCGGCGTTTGATGTAGCGCCACTCTGCTGAACGCGGGTAACGGCAACAGTCGTGCTAGACGTGGCGCTAGCCGTAACGCTCGGCTGCTGAATGCGCGTAGCTGATACTGAACCGTTGGCAGCAGCGTTGGCGGCGACGGAGATCGACTGTACGCGGTTAGCGGTAACCGTCGTCGAGGAAGTAGCAGAGGAAGCAACGGCGGCGAGTTTTACGATCTGCGCAGACGCAGATGTAGAAGACGTGGCGTTTACGGTGACCCCAATTTCCTTAGGGTCTATGCCGTAATTGCCACGTCCGTAAAGGCCGCTACCGTAGCCGGCCATCTATCAATCCAGATTGATGTCGAAGTCTCCGGCCGGGATGCGAAGCACATCGCCCGACGCAATAGTCTTCGAAGTCGTGAGCGCGCCGTAGGCCAGCAGGTTGCCGCCCGACAGCGCATCGTAAACAGCGGCGTAAGTGATCGTGCCCCACGAACCCGTGGCAGTCGGAAACTCAACCGCCGAAGTGTTGGACGCCTGATTACCCGTCACCGTGAACGCAATCGTCTGTCGAGCGTATGAACCGCCCGACACTTCGGTGCCGCTGCCGGTCTCACCTGGATCGCTGGTAAACAGCGCGACATACAGAGTGGACGGAGCGGTATACGCAGTCGCCCCGAAGACGTGCAGGAGAACCTTGTTCTCAAGATAATTCGAGAAAGACATTCAACCGATCCTTAACCAAACGTGCGGAAACGCGACTTCAACTTAGACGACCCAATGCGGGCGCGTTCGTCGGCCAGCATCATATCATCAAACAGACGCTGGTACAGCCCGGCCCAGACATTGATTCGCTCATCTTCCTTGAGATACGGGGCTGACTGGATAAGGGCCGCGTAAAGGTAGAGGTCAGGGCTTTCGGTCAGCAACCAATTGGTCGTGTTGCTGTCGGACAGCGCCGGAATTTTGGCGTAATAAAGAAGCTCGGCATCGTACTCGCCATCAGGATACGGCACAACTTGGAACTGCTGGCCAATAGTCGTGTAAAACAATGGCTGCTGCGATGCGCTGTAGACTTGGCTCTCTTCCAACGCCTGTTCCGGCGTGACATAGAGCAATGGCGTCACCGGGTTCGTATTAAGCTGGAACCGAATAGTCTGAAGCCAATCGGCCGGCACCGCGAAATACGGTGTGTCCAGCGTGGCATCCGAGCGCGTCACCATCTTGCGATGACGAATGGTCCGGTTAAACTGCGCTTCGGCCAGCGAAATGAAATTGGGGATTGTGGTGTCCAGGTCGTCCCGGTTTAGCCAATCCGCGATGGCCGACTTCAGTTCTGCGTAAGTCGTGATTGCCATCAGATCGTCCCCGGTCGTACACGCCACATAGCATTGGCGGGATCATTGAGCCACTTCACGAGTTCCTGTTGGTCGTCCAGGATACCCTTCTGCTTTAGCTCCATGTAGACCGTCATCGGAATGCGGCCTACGTGTGTCATGTCGCCCCAACGTTTCGGGGCAGCGTCAAACGCGGCCCTATTCGACTCGACAATTCCGGTAACGTCCTGCTCTTTTACGATGACGGCGTTATCGTCGGTGCCGTCGTAATCGAGATAGGTGTTAATGCCGGTTTCGGCGTCGCTAGAAATAAGGCGCTTTGACATGGGATTATCTCCAAAGGTTAGGGGGCAAGCCTAAACCTGCCCCCATCCCCCTGTCAATTAGGCCGTGGTAAGGTCGGCCACGATGCCGTGAGCGGCTTCGTTCGAGACCTTCAGACCGTACTCAACCAGCATCAGGCGCTTCTCGGCGTCGCCGGTCTTCGCCAGTTCCATCTGCTGGATCGGACGCAGGATCGCCATCGACGCGTAATCGGGATCGACGACAAAGGCGTCACGAGCGCGCTGGAAGCGGTTCGGCACGATGTTCACAGTACCGAAGTCCGACACGTAAACGTCGGCGGCGCCGATGATCTGGGCCTGCTGGCCAGCCGGAACGTCGCGGTAGCGAGTGGCAATGCCGTTGAACGCCGAGGCAGCCTGCTTGTTGAAAGCACCAACCATCAGCATCTTCGGCGTACCGCCCGAGGTCCAGACCTGCGAAACGATGTCCTTGAGCAGAGGCTCAGTGAACGCACGCTGCGTACCGTCGGTACGGGCCGAAATGCCGGCGTTGTTGGTGCCGTCCGACGCCTTATTGACGTTGGTCTTCAGCCACGCGGGCAGACCAGCGGTGCGGCGGGCGGTGGTGGTGTTACCAGCAACCGGCGACTGGTTGGCAAGCAGGGCGCTTTCCATGTCGCGCTTCAGTTCCGAACCCAGCTTGGCAAGCTGATAGGTCAGTTCCGAACGACGGCCAGCCTTGTCCAGAGCTTCGAGCGTACCCGAGATCACGACGTTCTTGGTCGAAATCTGCGTGTAGTTGCCGACGCGGCTGGTCGGGTTCACGGCGGTGAACGACGAAACGTCGTCGCCTTCCAGCGCGGCGTTCGAAGCCGAAGCAGCGGCCAGGCTGTCGGTCTGCCATTCGAAGTAGGTGTTCTTGACGTTCTCGCGGCCGATGTTCGAGATGAACGGGGTTTCTTCCGGCGAGATGTTGTAGATCACATTCGACAGGTCTTCACGGATACCGATAGCCGAATAGCGGGTGAAAGTATTTGCAACAATAGCCATTAGTAAATTCCTCTTAGATGAGTTTGTCCAAAAGCGCAGCCGCATCTGATATACGGCCAGTACGCACGAGGCGCTGCGATGCCCTCTTTACTTCGGTCGAACCCGTCTTGACTTGCGTACCACTACTGCCAGGCTTCACAATTCGCGCCACCTTCTTGGTTGCCGGCGCTTTCGATTCAGCCACAGTCTTAGTACCCTTATCGAACAGCATGGCTTTGCGGAGAATAGCGATGTGCGACGCCTGTTGCAGCGAGTTCACATCCTGTTCCGTCAAGCCCTGCGACAACGCCCATTTGCGAAGATCGTTGACTTCCCGTGTCAGCACTTCCTGGTTCTTCCACTCAGGGATTACCTCAGGTAGTTTGGCACGTTCGGCCTCGATAAACGCAGCCATTGCACGCTGCTGTTCCTTGGCGTTTTCCTGTGCGAGACGCTGCTGCTCGGCGTTGATGGCCTGGAGCTTTTGCGTTTGTTCCTCACGGGACTTCCGCCAATGACGTTCCAACCGCGCTGCCTCAATGGGGTCTTCTTCATAAAGACTATCCCAATCAGGCTCCGCAGCAGCGTTCTGTTCCAACTGCTGACGCAGTGCTGGCAGAAGCTGCTCGTATTGAGCGCGTTCGTTGCGGATCGATTCTACTTCAGCCTGGAGCGTCTTGCGCTCATTGGCCAGAGCGGTCACTTTCCGCGTGTAATCCGCCGTCCTTGAATACCCATTCCGAAGTTCGGCTAGGGTGACTTCCATCTCCTCGCCATCAACTTTTACCTTGATGGTCAGGTCTTCCGAAAGTTCCTGCGTTACTTCTTCGTCTGTATCTTCGTCCGTCGGTTCCGAGTCTTCAGCATCGAGTTCTTCTTCAACTTGCCCGTCGGCTTCGTTGTCGTCGTACTCTTCTACTTCAGCCTCTTCACCCATCTCTGGGTCTAGCGCCTCAGTCTCTTGGTTGTCCTCTTCAGGGCCGAGAAGTTTACTGATGGCAAGAGTTGCTTCGTGAAGTCCGATCCCAGTATCGGGGTTGCCGTCTTCAGTGGCCATATATCACCTTTTAGCTGCGATGTTAACTCCTCAATGCAATAGTACCGTCATCGAGGATTGCCCGGAGTCGGGCTTTCAAACGCTCAAGGCATTTGAGCGTGAGAAATAAATCAGTGCGCTCGTCATAGTTGTTGAGGCCAGTTAGTTTCCACTCGTCGAATATATCTTTCTCGATGCGGTCGAAACACTCAACGAGCAATTCGTCTTCAAGCAAACGCTTGGCGTGATTACCGCGATCTACGAGTTTCTGTCTGTCCGTCATGCGCTTGGTGTACTAGGCGGGAGAAGAAAAGGAAATGGTGAATTTGCCGGCATCTGCGGCTGGGCGGGCTGGTTAAAGAAGTTCCACTCCGGACCCGTGGCATAAGTTTCGTAGTCGCCAGTAAACGGCTGGAACTGACCCCGGCCGAAAGTCGGCACGGCACCGAAGGTCGGAGTATACGGCATTGCCGTACCCGCACCGCCGCCTTGGCCAACGCCAAGCGCATCCAGGATGCCGCTACCAAGCGTATAGTAGCGCATGATGTCGCGCAGGAAATTATCCTGCGGCATTTCGGTCCGGGGAAGAGAAATCTCGGGCGGTGTAACTAGAGCCGGCCCGAGGATGCTACCGATAGAGGCGATATCAGTCAGCGGCGGTGGCTGCGGTGGTGTGCCTTCGACGACAATTTCTTCCGGCAACGGTTGTTCGACCGGCGCTTGCGGGGGAGTCGCACCGGCTGAAAGTATCGAGGCGGCCGCACCGAGGCCTCCGACAACTGCGACGGGTGGGATTGGCTGTGATGGCGCGCCTTCTACGACAATTTCTTCCGGCAACGGTTGCTCTACCGGCATCTCGGTCCGAGGAAGAGAAATCTCGGGCGGCGTGGTGAGAGCAGGACCAAGAAGGCTACCAGCTGAGACGATTTCCGTCAGCGGCGGTATCGGCGGTGGTTTGATTTGCGACGCTACAACGTCCCACCCAGCGCCTTGTGTCTCGGGAATAGCCGTGTCTGGCTGTTGCTCAAAGACCCGATCGCCGTAGTTAGTCCCGCTAGGCTGGAAGCCGCCAAGTGTTGAGGAGAGACCGCCCAACGCGCCCGCGCCGCCCAACAAGGCAGCCGTCCCGCCAAGACCAAGCCCGGCGGAGGTCGGAGCAAGCACGGTTATGAGGGCTTCAGACGCGAGGGCCGGGGCCGTAATGGCGGGGGCTGCGGCTGCGAGAGTGCTTCCCCCCGTAATCGCCCCAGCGCCTGCGCCCGCACCAGCGCCCGCACCAGCGCCCGCACCAGCGCCCGCACCAGCGCCCGCACCAGCGCCTGCACCAGTGCTGCCAGCCGCAGCCCCACCACCCGCACCTGCGCCCAACGCGCTGAGACCAAGAGCAAGCCCAGCGATACCGGCCATCGGCAGCAGCATACTGCCAAGGCTTCCTGCGTTGGTGCGACTAAATAGCTGGGTGCCCGGCGTGTAGTTACCCGAAGCGTCGGCCTGATACAGCGCCCAGTTATTCCGGTCCTGCGACAGTTGGACGAGCTTCTGCATCTCCTCCGGAGTGCTGGCGCGGGCGATGACGTTCTGCCCGCTCTCGTCCGTCATTACGTATTGCTGGCCCGGCTGAAAGACGAGGGGCGCTGCATTTTGATAGGTCCAGCCGCCCTGTCCATCCGGCACGCCGATTTTGCTTCCGGTGTCGAAACGGAAGAGCATGTTCGGATCGTAGGCCGGACCGGGGTCGCTCAGGATGTTGAGCGGGGCCGTGCTGACCATACCCAAGTTCCAGCCACCAAGATCGACTTCCGGAACGCTCGGCTCCGGCTGCACGGGCTGCGGCGTCGGCAGAGTGTAGACTGGCTCTGCGGGAACGGGTTCGGCCACTGTCGGAAGAAGTGTAGGCGGCGAATACACCGGCTCCGCCGCTACAGGTTCGGCGGTGATGGGCTGCTCAGTGGGAGGCGCGGCTTCCGGGTCGGTTACGGAAACATAATCCGGTCCGCCGCCTATCAGCAGATAGTCAAGAAAATTAAAATCGCGGTAGGGGTCGCCGTAGTAATCTTCGAACATTACATCATCCCTTCAGGCGGCATAGGGGTCTGTTCGGGGGCGGGCGCAGCCTGAGCGGCCTGGGCGGCTTGAACAGCGGCTGTGGCCACAGCGCGCTGTGTCTCAGCCTGCTGGCGCATGGCGTCCCTATCACGCTGCATCATGGCTTCGATTCGCGCGGTGTTGACTTGCGCGCCATACTTGGCTTCTATCTCCGCAGCCTTAATCATCACATCGGCGTCAATCTTATCGCGTTCGCGGTCGTCCTTACGCAGCATCTCTTCGCGCTGAAGCTCAAGCTCTGCGGCCTTCTTCTGGATGTCGGCTTGGATGGCCTGCACTTGAACCTGCGCCAGAATTTGCTCAGGCGACGGAGGGGGCGGAGGCGGGGGCGGCGGGGGCGGATTGAGCGCGGGGTTCTTGAAGAACATATCTGCGTCCTTGAACCCGGCCATTGCCAGCATCTGCGCCAAGGTGTTGCGGTACTGCGACAGGTCAACCAACGGGTTGTTGTCAACTCCGCCCTGCTGGATCAGCATCTCCTGCTTGGCCGCGATCTGACCGAGGAAGTTCATCTTCTCTTCGGTCGTGCCCGAACCAAGCGCCACGTTGACCACAACGTCCATGTTCGAGTTCCAGACGCGCGGATCAATCGGCACGAACTGATTACGCAGACGCACCATGCGCGGTGCATCTTGATACATAGTGATAAGTTTCAGTGCCTTTTCGAACAGCACTTTCATGCCCGTCTCGGCGAAGATGCGGCAGATCAGTTCAATGTGCTGCTGTGCGGCCGTGATGGTCGCCGCAACGGCGGCGCGGGTCGAGGACTGGAGCGCATTGGCGTCGAGGCCAGCAGCGGCCTTGCTGATGCCAGTGCGGTTCTCGCGCAGTTCGTCCATGTAGGCCAGCATTGGGAACGCGGCCTGGCCGACAAACGGCTGGCTAAACGGCTGCACCATGCCCGGTGCGCGCATACGGATGATACCGCCAACTTCGGTGTTCATCACGTCTTCGAGGTTAACTTGGCCCTCGACGACGGCAGTGCGTGGGTGGATAGACTGCGCGAGGCTGTCGAGCATATTGCGCAGGATGTTCGACTTGATAAGCTGGATGTCCATCGTGACATCCGCAATCGACAGGCCGAAGAAGGTGTGCGGCTCGGGGTCCGGGCAGAACGACACAAACGGGATCAGGTCGCAGCGTTCGTTATGTAGGATTTTATAGGCGCTACCGCCAACGCAAACACGGCGCAATTCGGCGATGCCGTCGCCGTCCATGTCTACGCGGACGTACCCTTCGATATAAAGGATTTTGCGGCTCGCCAAGTCTGTGCGGCCCGCGCCAAGAATCGTTGCGTTCGGATTCCGGTCGAAGGTTTCCTGGTTGCCTTCAAAGTCGTCTTGTGTTTCGTAGCCAAGGTTCTCGATCTCGTCCATCTCGTACCCCATCTTTACGAGATCGGATACGGTCACATAACGGCGATGCGCGACAAACTCCGCGTCTTCGATGTTACGAGCGCGGCGGTCGATAAGGAACTCTTCAGGCGGAACAGCCGCAACACACAGCCGGCCCTTCTTCGTGGTACGGCGGATCGTGCAGGAATACTCGGTCGGCTTCGGCACCATGATCTCGATGCCGTCTGGCCCCATCATAGCCATTTCGCCGGTTTCCATTTCGACCTCGACGATCTCGACATCCGGGTCCGACGCGAGAACGGTGTAGGCTTCTTCGCTCAGACCTTCGAAGTTGTAGGTCTGCACGTCTTCGTCTTCGTTCCACCAAACCTTGGAGATACCGTTCTTACGGACAAGCGCGTCCTTGAACGTTTCGTAGCAAACCATGAACAGGTTGTTGTCGCGGGTCAGGCAGTAGTTGACGTAATCCGTCGCCTGCTCGGCGTTCTGAATATCTTCCGGGCCGTTCGGCGCAAACTCAACGACGTTGCTCGAACCGAAGAATACGCGCATGATCGACGGCATGATGGCCTGCACGGTATCGCGCACATCCATCGAAATGACTTGGCTGCGGCCTTCTTCTTCGTTGCCGAACGGTTCGCCCTTGTAGTATTGGCCGGCCATAGCCCGCTCTGGGCTAATGACATCATCAATATAGGCTTGCGCGTCGTCGATCTCCCCGGCGACAATGCCGTGAAGTTCGTCTTCGGTGACGCCAGTTTCTTCCTCTGGCGTCTCGATCTCTACTTCCATGCCGTCTTCCATCTCGATAGAGATTTCAGTGCCGTCTTCGAGCATCATCTTCTGCTCGTCCTCAGACATCATTTCTTCTTTAGTCGGCTTGGAGTTTTTACGATATGCCATGCGGCTGTTCCTTACCACTTAACTTTGGAGCTCCACCACGCAGCAGACATCTTGCCTTTGGCGATATTCTTCGCGTGACGGGCCTTGAACGCCTCATTGCGTTTCGTTCCCTCGGGAGACCCGCTCACGCCCTGCTGGCCGAAGCGGATCGTCTTGACCTGATCGCCTTCCTTGGCCACAACGACATGGCTCTTCGTCGGGTGCCCCGGCGTCTTCTTAGGCTTGTTATAGCCCGAAACGCCAGCGCGAGTAAGGCGGCTGTCTTTCTTCACTTCTTCTTCGACGCCCGCATATTATCGACTAGGTTCGGGTACGGACGCCCGGCCGACTTAGCCATAGCCTTGGCCGATGCCTTCTGCTTTGCGGTAAGCGGCTTCGACTTCTTGGCGGGGTTCTTCTTTTCCCAGACGGGTTTGTTCATCGGCATGGCGTTACTTCTTCTTCGCGGCTTTGCGGCCTTCCGACATCGCGATGGCTACGGCTTGCTTGCGGCTCTTAACAACCGGACCGCCCTTGCCGCTGTGCAAAGTACCGGCTTTGAATTCGCCCATTACCTTGCCGATCTTCTTGTCCATCTTGGTAGGCTTCTTCATACAGGACTCCCACGTAATTGAAGTGCTATAGCACGGATCGCTGGGCGAGGTAAACTATCGCTCGATGTAGTATCTCGGTATTGTTCCGAGCATGACCGATAAGCAGATTACAGCGATGGCACAAGAGGCCCCGGACAGCGCCGTTGTCATGGCAATGATCGACTACTGGCTTATTTGGTCCAGCGCGATCCGGCGTGTCAGGCTTTAACTCTGTATCGCAGATCGGGCACGAGCGGCCCTGCTCTTCGAGCATTTCTAAGAACTTTTCGACCGTAATCCGGTATCGGTACATCAGGTCTGCGCGGAATCGCTGTAGCCGCTGCGATGACATCTCTTGCATGTAAACCCCTCAGTCCACTGCGCGGGGTTATACATTGTTTCATTTTGATTGTTAATATGGATTGAGAACGGGGGCCGGTGTGGAGAGGTCACCGGCCCCCGTTCGGTCGTAAAGCCGGGGAGCGAGGCCCGACTTTACGGCTCAACCGCGTCGGAAAGGAGACAACGCAGGAGCATCTCGTATAAGTTACTACAGTTATCGTAACTACACAACTCCTCTGATGTTACGCTTAAGTGATCCCCTAAACGCACCAGTCATGGAGTATCCGTGCATTGCCGTTGCCACGTCCGTCGCTAGTGACAAGCACACCGCGTCGGCTTTATCTGGCGAGCCTAGCCCGCGCTTCTTCATGGCTTCTTTACTTTCCACTTGCATCTTGCCCGAAGACGTGAACGTGTATCTCGGCGCCGCAAGTTCGGCGAACAACTGCTCATCTTTCGGGATTTTCACGTCACGATTGGCCAGCCAGGCTTTGCACTTGAACCAAAGCTCGGCTCTGAGATTAGCGTAAGTCCCCTTCATTGCCGGGCTTTCGGCCACGTTAATTCCCCGCGCCGGCAGTCCCAGTTCGCGCAAACGGTCAAGTACCCCCGCGCCAAGGCCGATGGAGTCAACGAGTATCTCAACCGGCTGGCGGCTGGGCGGCAGCGCCTCATACTCGGCGACGACTGCGCCAGTAAGCTGCATCAGGTCGAGACCTTTCCAGGTCTGCACCTCTTCGATCACAGGGCCGCGTCGTTTCGCGAGGGCCGATGCGTCGCTGCCCATGCGCGCAACGTCGAGGCCCCAGACGGTAACGCCGTTCTCGTCAACTTTGATCTCACGGTTCATCGCCCCATCGATCAGTTCGACCGGAATGACGGTGTCTTCTTCACGCGGCGGGAAGTTGCCCAAAACGCGCACATGGTACGCCGGGCTGTCTTCGCCGTAGCGCAGCATCATCTCTTTGACGAACGCTTCGCTGACGCGGGGGCTGTCGATGCAACTTACATGGAACGTCTTCCACTCGCCCTTCAGGCGGTTGTGGGTGTCATAAAATAGGCCGGTATTTCTGGTCGGGTTCCCAAGCAGGAGAGTGGTCGCGCTATGACCAGACATAGAACCAGATGCGGCCTCAAAGACCGACTCAGGAATACCCGACGCTTCGTCCGCCACCAGTAGGACGTTATCGGCGTGGATGCCTTGCAGAGCTTCAGGCGTCTCGGCGCGGGAGGTACGGGCAGAGATGAATGCTTCGCTAGGAGCCGCCTTAAGTTCGATACGATCACTCTTCACCTCGATCAGCGTTTTGAGGATGTCTGGCAGTTCGTTGACCCAGCGTTTAAGTTCCGCAAACATGGCGTCGAACAACTGGGCGCTCGTGGGCGCTGTCACGACCACCTTCACCGGATAGCGCGTCAGGAAGTAGTGGAGCATCGCCCAGGACGCTGCTGTGGACTTGCCGACCCCGTGGCCCGACCGCACGGAGATGCGGCGGTGCCCGGCGCTGATAGCTTTCAGGAACTCAACCTGCCACGGGTCTGGCGTGGTACGCAGAATGTCCCGCACAAAGCCCACTGGGTCGTCGCGATACTTCTTGAGGAACGCCAGAAAGAAGTTCGGTTCGGCCTTCGTATTCTGCGCCATTAGGTCCGCGGCTTCCTTTGCGGCCTTGGCGGCTCTGGTTGGCGCTGGCTTGCCTTGTGCAGAAGTGGTTTTACGAACTCCCATGTACGTGGTCTCCCTGAAGAATGCGGCGGATCGTGACGTGGCTAACGTACTTGCCGTGTTTCTTCTTGATGATCGCTTCAATGTTACGGAAACTGTGACCTTTAAGGCGTGCCACTTTCATAGTGGTAATGCAATCCTGCTCCTCTGGGTTTGGAACCAGTTTCGCGTTACGGCCGTTTCCTTCGATGTCGTATCCGAACGGCGCGTTGCCGCCCAGATGTCCGCCGGCGTTCTTCTTGGCTTTGCGACCGGCCATTGTGCGCTCCTTAATCCGGCGTCGCTCTTCGCCGCTGAAGACCGCCATAAGCTCAACCATAAACCGGCCAAACGGATTGGTGTTGTCGGTCACATCGCCGTAGCCGTTAATGATGAGCCGTATACCCGCTTCGTCCCAATCACCAATGACGTTCAGTGCGTCCCTGGCGTCACGGAACATTCGGTCAAGGCGCGAGACGATAACGACATCGCCGGCGCGGAGGAAGGCAAGCTTACATCCTTCCGGCCGCTGGAACAGGGACACACCGCCCGACACGCCTTCTTCGCGGTAGATATGCGTGAGGGTCAGATCGTGCGTCATGGCGATCCCCTCTATCTGGCGTGCTTGATCGTCGAGGCTCGTGTTCTGCACCTGGTCTTCTGTCGAGACGCGCGTGTAACCGTAAACCGCCATTTTTCTTCTCCGTTGTCTGGTAAGCCGAGTGTGTAGCAAACGCCTTAACACTATTCAAGCCATAAATCACAAAATTTTTCCGAGCAGCGCGTTCATGTTTGGGGCAAGTTTTCTGAACAAATCGGTGTCTGTCAGGTTATGTAGACGCCGCCCCCCGCGAGAGGCCAGGCCGGGGGGGGTCGAACAAGAAAGCACGTCAGCGATTGCGCCAACGCAGCCATAGAAACCTAATGATTTCCAATACTTTGCTAGGTCGATTGCTTGTTAAGCCGGTAAAACGGATTGGCAAATCGGGTCAG